GCTTGGGCTTGAGCAGCTTGGGCTTGAGCAGCTTGGGCTTGAGCAGCTTGGGCTTGAGCAGCTTGGGCTTGAGCAGCTTGGGGTTGAGCAGCTTGGGCTTGAGCAGCTTGGGCTTGAGCAGCTTGGGCTTGAGCAGCTTGGGCTTGAACTTCATTCTTGAGTGCATGACCTACAGATGTGCAAATATCACTATGACCTTTTTTTTTATAACCACCATTTGCGCAACATGTTAAGTAATTGGTTTTTGCATATTCTTCTGAGAGACATGGATCAGGATTATCTACTTTCTTTTCCTCAGATATTTTAGATGAATTGGTAGTTTTATTATATATTGTTTGAAAAGTTTTATTTAATTTACTAAATAGACCAGTATCATACATTTCCTTATAGTTACCAGAATATGCATAATCGTTATTACCCTTAAATAATTCTGGCCAGCAACCACAATTATTAGCCCAAGATACATTTTTTGTTTTAGGTTTTGGTGGACAACCTCCTTTACATCCAACACCAACAAACCCATCAGGACAACCACTATTTGGACCACCAATAATTCGTGGATATGTGTTGTTACATAAAGGTAACCAATCTAAACCTTCCTTCAAATCTACTTTTTTAATAATAGATAAGCCATATGTATAAAATACATAAACGAAAACTATTAAACAAAAAATACATAATGTATATTTTATATTAAATTTTTTAGCCATTATATAATATATAAATAAATATTATTTATAAAAATTATATTTAATTATTTGTAAAAATTGATTTTTAAAATAATATATTCAATAGAGAGTGTTTATTTAATATGAATACTGATATTGAAGATTTTATTAATACTAAAAATAAAATGGGTCCTGATGATTATAACAATTTTGATGTATATAAATGGGATGTTAAAGGTATTAAAAAAATCTTTGAAAACTTGTTAATTATGTTAAAAGAAAATAATGAATTTTTGAATGTTAGTGACAATAACATACTTTATAAAAAATTTGAACCTGAATTAAATAAACAAATGCGAAAATCTAAAATACAAGGGTTACGTAAATCTATTTTATTAAATGTTTTAAATAATGTTTTAACTATAAATGATTTTAATGAAGATTTGCGCGATAACTTTAAAATTATGAAACTTTTGTTACGCAAAAAACCGATGCGTAATATTTCTGGTATTACTAGCATTACTGTTATTACTGCACCTTTTCCTGATGGACAAAAATTTAGTTGCAAACACAACTGCTATTATTGTCCTAATGAACCCGCTCATGAAGGTAATGGATGGCAAGCTCAACCTAGGAGTTATTTATTTCACGAGCCAGCTGTTTTACGTGCTAATCAACATAAATTTTATGCTATTGGTCAAATGCTAAATCGTATGGATACATATTTTAGTAATGGTCATGTTATTGATAAATTAGAAATTATTGTTGAAGGTGGAACTTATACAGAATATCCTGTTGATTATTTAGAACGTTATCATCGTGATCTCTTTTATGCTGCAAATATTTATTTTGATTTGCGTAAAGTATATAACAATTATGATAATTGTTTAAATGAGAAGTTGGATTTAGAATTGTTAAGTAATATAAGACAGCCATTATCAGTTGAAGAAGAAATTAAAATTAATAAAACTGCAAAAGTTCATATTATTGGAATTTGTATTGAAACTAGACCAGATGCTTTAGACGATGAATGGCTTTGGAGATTTAGGCGGTGGGGTGTTACACGAGTGCAACTTGGTGCGCAACATGTTGACAATAAAATTTTAAAGAAAATTAATCGTGGACATAATGTAGAACAGCTTTTATGGGCTATGAAATATTTAAAAGATAATTGCTTTAAGATTGATATTCATATTATGCCTGATTTACCTGATGCTTCACCTGAAATTGATAAAGCAATGTTTGATTATGTTTATAATATTGTTTGTCCAGATCAAATGAAAGTTTATCCATGTCAAACTGTTCCTTGGACTGTTATTAAAAAATGGTATGAAGCAGGAAAATATGTACCATATTTTGATAAAGATCCACAATTGTTAATTGATGTTGTTAGGTATAGTATGGAAACTTGTCCAAAGTGGGTTAGATTGCCACGTGTTATTAGAGATATTCCATGTTCTGTTTATGTTGAGGGTGGTAATGATATTGCTAATATGAGACAAATGGTTGATAAATTATTAGATAGTGATAATGTTTATTCAAATGATATTAGAGCTCGTGAAATTGGACGTCATAGTAAATATTATAATAAACCTGCAAAATATTGTACTATGCAATATTATGCTAATGAAGGAACTGATTATTTTATTAGTTATGAAAGTTATGATGAACGTGCATTATTTGGATTTATTAGGTTACGAATTGTAGAAGAAAAAAATAATATGACCAAATTTGAAATTTTGAAAAAAAGAGGTCTTATAAGAGAATTACATGTATATGGAGATACTACAGCAGTTAGTAGTTTTGATAAACATGGATGTCAGCATACAGGAATTGGTAGTGGACTTTTAGCACGCGCAGAAAAAAAAACTATGGAAAATGGTCTCTATGGCATTGTTGTTATTAGTGGGGAAGGCGTTAAAGAATATTATGAAAAAAAGGGTTATAAAGAAATAGATACATTTATGATAAAAGATTTTTGGTTTTTTGAGGTTTGGTTTTATTATTTAAAAAAAAATTATTCTAATAGTTGTATATTAATTATATCGTCAATTATCTTAATAATTATATTATATTTAATTTAACAAGCTGTTTTGAGTTGTTTTATCTTTAATAAAGATTTTATATAAGATTTAAGTTTACTAATTACTATCATTAAGGCGGCGACGGCTACGGCGCCATTATATCACCAGTATTAAGATTATTAGGATCATTCAACAGAAGAAGCAGAACCAGAAGCTGAGCCTCAACCTGAGCCAGAACCTGAGCCAGAAGCAATAGCAGAAGCAGCCGCAGTAGCAGCATCAGCAGCAGTAGCAGCATCAGCAGCAGCAACATCAGCAACATCAGCAGCAGCAGCAGCAGGAGTATCACCAGTAGCTCGAGCAAAACCAGCAGCAGTATTAGTAGCATCAGCAGCACTTCGAGCAGCAGTAGCAGCACTTCGAGCAGCAGTAGCAGCAGCAGCATCATCAGCAGCACCACAAGCATCAGTAGCAGCATCAGTAGCAGCAGCAGCAGCAGCTTCAGCAGCATCAGCAGCTGATTCTGCAGCAGCAGCATCAGCAGCCGCCGACGGGCGCGCGGCACGCGGGGCACGAAAGGCAGCATCAGCAGCCCGCGACGCAGCAACAGCAGCAGCTCGAGCAGCTAATGCTGCCTTTCTAGCAGCATCACAAAGAGCAGTATCACCAATAGTAGGAGTATCACCAATAGTAGGAGTATCACCACCGTTATCGGTTGGACAAATAGTATGATGACCAACACCACCAGAATATTTTCTATAACTATTTAATTTCTTATTAACACATGATGTATTTTCAAATTTATTTTTAGCAAAAAATGGAGCTTCATAATTTCCACTATATTTAGCAGCATTTACACCTTGTTGACCCCAATCTCTTCTAAAACTCTCTGCATTTTTGTTTATTGTATCTTTATTTAATTTTGCAATACGTAAACCACCAGAAACAGCCCCTTGTTGTTTAAATTTGCTATTATTTGGTTTATAAATAACTGTTACAAATCCATTATCATTACAATTTGGATTTTGATTGCGATATACACTTGTAAATTCTGGTGAAGTAATCGATGATTCTTCTGTTTTTGTTACCTTTATTCTTTGATCATATAATTTAACTCTACTTTGTAGATAAGCTTTATGTGATGTATAATATGGTGTGTCACTCGCACTTTCACCCTGAACCTTTCTAATATTTGTTGATGATGATAGTGATCGTCTAGCTTTTTGTTTTTGATTTAATGTTTCATCATCAGGACAACAATTAATATTAGTGTTACTTTTAATATATGTTTTCATTGTCTGTGAACAATCGGAATAACCATTATTATTTTTTAATTGAACTGATCCACCAGGTCGTAATACTTGATCTATACTTACTTTATTACTAGCCCGATTATTATTTGGCATTAATTGCTTGCGCCAATGTTTTATTGGATTTGCATTTTTCATCTTAAGTGGAACATTCAAATTAGTTATATCTATAACTGGATAAGAATTTCCTGGAACTGCAGAATTTAAAGTATTTTCAGCAGATTTCCATGTTTTATAACATGGCCTAAATTTTGAATTGTGACATACTACTGAAGACATATATAGATATTATAGAAAATAATAATTTATACAAATAATATATATGTTAATAATCATATTATTATTACTATTAATATTAACACTTCACTATTTTTGTAATAATAATTTAATAGAAAGCTTGCAAAAACACGGAAGTGATTGTTTAAATGAAGATCCTGAAATAATTTTAGCAAAAACAAGTTCTACAGATGATCCTCTTATTTTGGCTAAAACAAATACGGCGAACATATCTACTCTATTATCACAATTGTCAACTTTAAAAAGAAACACAAATTCATCATTGGAAGCACAATCTAATAAAATAAATACATTAAGAAATCAAGTTAAAAAGAATGAGGATCAACTAAACATTAATAAAACTAAAATGATTAATCTCAGTGATCAAATTACAGATGCTAGTTATAAAATAAGTAGTGGCGAATTTGGTAATGATTTACAGGGTGTTACTTCTAATCTAGACAAAGATGGTAAGATACCAGCCGGAACATTACCAACAATAAAAGGATTATAACAAGTAAATTAAAATTATATATATTTAATATAGTATGAGTAATTTTTTCAAAGATGTATTACATGATTTGAATGATTTGGAACAACGTGTTCTTGGACCAGATTATTCATATTATAAACAAATAAAAACACCATCACAAATTGGTATGTCAGCGGATGGTAGTTTGGATGCAATGGGACGAGATGTAAAAGGGTTAATATCATACGTGAAATTATTGGTGCAAGGAGGAGGAAAAGCCTCAAAAGTTAATGGGCCTTTAGGAAATAAATTTTTTCTACAAACAGGAGCTGAATGTAGAGACATAAATACAGGAAAACAAGTTAATAGATCGTTATATATAAATAATATTCCAGATGGAAGTATACCATTTATATCATCTGCTTTAGATACAAAATTTACTTCATTTGAAGGATTAATTCCAGGAACATTTAGCAATTTAGGAGATTTAAATCCTTTAGCAATTTTTAAAGCATTTATGACGGGGACTAATCCTGATTGTATGAAAATTACAATGGATACTGTTGATGAAAATAATTATCATAGAAAAGAATCAAAATATGTAACAACCAGTGATATTAAAGGATTAGATCCATGTTTGTTTCCTAATAAAAAAAATCCTTTAACTAATAAAAATTGTAATGGTGCTAGAGAAGCCTTTGAAAATATAGAAAAATTTAAAAACTTGCAAAATAATGTTCAAGTTTTTAATTATATTTATTTTACAACATTAATATTATTTGCTATATATGTATGTTATAATGCAAATAAAAATCGTAAAAATTAAGTAAAAATTTATATTATCTAAAGTTTAGGATTATTATATGTACGTTTTATAGATTGTAATTTTTTAAAACGTGTATACTCTGAACTATCACTAACTTTTTTTGGATTAGTTACATTAGTATTAAAAACTACTCTAAATGGAGAATTACTTGAATTTGGAAAGCTACTAGGAATACTACCAAGACCTCTGCGTAAAATATGTCTTGATAATGATCTATTAAAAGGAACTAATTGTGTTGGATTAGGAGAAATTCCCATTTCGCCTCCACCTAAAAATACTCTTTGACTAGTCATTTATATATTAATATATATAAAAATATTAATATACAAATAATAAATTATATTATTAAGTCATAATGCGAGGAGCAATATTCATTGTCGTTAATTCTTGAAATAATAATTTACACGAATAGGGTAACTCAAGATAATTAAATTCAGTTCTATTATCACATGTTTTACAATAATGGATATGTGAATCATTATTATATGCTGCTATTAATCCACATTTCTTACAAACATTAACATTAAATGAATCTGATGCATCATATATACGGCCTTTATTAAATCTAGATATACCATGTGCTACACATGCATCCTTTTCCATTTCACCATATCTTAGTCCACCATCACGTGATCTGCCCTCAGCAGGTTGTCTTGTTAAATTTACCATTGGTCCAATACTGCGACTATGTTGCTTATCTATAACCATATGTTTTAATCTTTGATAAAAGGCTGGTCCTATAAATATACTAGAGTGAATTTGTTCTCCATCTAAACCATTGTATAATACCTCATTTCCTTTTGATTCATAACCTATATTTTGCAATTCTTTACAAATATCTTTAATATCTAATTCTCCAAAACTTGTTCCATCACCAAATAAACCTAATTCTAAAAGAACTTTTCCTAAAAGTGTTTCTTTTAATTGTCCAATTGTCATACGACTAGGAATTGCATGTGGATTAATAATTATATCAGGTCGAATACCATCTTCAGTAAATAACATATTCTCTTCTGGAATAATGTTTCCTATAGTGCCTTTTTGTCCATGACGAGAACTAAATTTATCACCTGTTACTGGTTTTCTTAAGGATCTTATTCTCACTTTAGCAAAATTATAACCATCACCATTATGTTCTATGTAATTTTTATCTATATATGTTTCTTCTTGTGCGCGATAAATTCGACTCTGATCCTCATATTTAATTACTGTTGTATGATTATTGCGATTTTCTTTAATTGGAATAATCTTAGAAATAATGATATCTCTATCTTTAACAATTGTATTTTCTGGAATAACTCCATTATCATTTACTTTACTATAATCACCAAATTTCATACCTTTAGTTTTTGTTGGATCTGGTCTACAACGTATTTCTTGATCTCCATTCATTTTTTTATCTTCATCTTTCTCTGTGTGATATATTACAGCTTGAAATAATCCACGATCAATTGATCCTTTATTAAATAGAATACTATCTTCTTGATTATAACCACTATGTGTAGCAATAGCAACTACTACATTACATCCAGATGGCACTTTATTTAAATTGATAATATTCATTAACCTTGTATCAACCAATGGACGCATTCCATATGATAAAACAAAAGCTGTTTTATCCATTCGATTAATATAATTAGTTACATAAACACCCATTGCTTGCTTACCCATAGCACACTGATATGTCAATCTAGGAGCTTGATTATGTTCAGGAAAAGGAATACATGATGCTAAAATACCAAAAATCGTACTAGAATGAATTTCTCGATGTGTATATCTATAAATAAAATTAGAGGATTGGTCATTTAATTGTTTATTATTCAATGCAATCATGCTAAATGATTGCTCTAATGGATCTATATATTCAATTACAGATTCAGGTATTCTACAATCACATAGTAAATCATCCCATTCTAGTTTTTCTTCTTGTATTTTAGAAATTATATCTTTCGTAATTAAAATTTTATTATTATAAACTTTAAATACTGGGCGAATTAATCGTCCAGCATCATTACATACTTTTATCTCTTTGTTCTTATAATCAAAAATTATACTAGTATATATATTAATAATTCCTTTGTATTTTTTTAATTTTAATGATTCAAATAAATTAACTGGATCTTTGGAGATACCTACCCACGCACCATTAATAAATACTTTTACATATATCTCTAAATTTTTTATATCTGGTTCTTTATCTAATGGAATAATTTCATTTAAAATATATTCATGCAATGGTTCACTATTAGAATTAATTGTTACTGTAGACAAATAACTTATATTTTTTACAATACCAACCGGTGCGCCTTCTGGAGTTTCAGCTGGACATAAAAATCCCCATGTAGTATTATGTAATTTTCTTGGCGGAATTAATTTTCCACTTTTATCAATTGGTGTATTAACACGTCTTAAATGACTCAGGCTTGAAATATAAGTTAATCTATTAAGAACTTGAGCAACACCGACTTTATTGCTACTATTTTGTTTAATACCAAAATCACCTGTCGCTAAAGCTCTTTTAAATCCATTTTCAATTGTTGTTGATTTTACTATTTTATAGATATTTGTAAGATTTATAATATTATTATAATCTTCATTTGACTTCCATGAACCATTATTAATTTCTCGAATTACTTGTTTTTGCATATCTTTTACTAATTTATTAAAATAATTTCTAAAAAGATTATTTAATAACGTTCCAGTTAAATCAATACGTTTATTTAAGTATGAATCTCTATCATCACAACTAATAAATCCCATACTACACTTCAATAATTTTAATGTCATATATCCAAGTAAATGTATTTGTTGTATTTTATTACGACAATGTGGAAATAAATCATTTTTTAATACATCTAACGCAAATTCCCTCTTTTTAGAAAGACCACTTTCTTTATCCATATTTAAAGGATTATATATTACTTGAGAAGTAATATATTTTATAGACGACTCATAATCAATATAATTATTTGCTTCTACAATTGATGCTTTTAAATTATCTATAAATATTTTATTATTTGGATTATTAATATCTAAAACAATTTTTTCACAAATTTCTTTATCTGAAATAATACCTAATCCTCTAAAAAGAACAATTAAAGGGATTGGTTGTTTAATACGCGGTATTTGAATCCAAATACCATTACCATAGCCATTATTTTTTAAAGAAATCATCATAGTTATTTGCTTTGGAGATATACATTTCCAATCTGGAACAGACTTTATTTCCGCAATATAACTCCATTTAGTATTATTTTTTGATACATTAAAACAATATATTATATTTTCGGCTGCTCGTTCTTGAGCTAAACATGTTTTTTCAGAACCATTAATTATAAAATATCCACCAGGATCCATTTTACATTCACCAGTTGAGTCTGGTGATATATGTTTATAATGGGTTAATACACATACAGTTGATCGCAACATAATTGGAATTTTCCCTATATGAATTTTTGGTAAAGTCTTATATATAGTCTGAATATTTTCTAACATATTACCACTTCTAATAATATATTTTATATTTATATCTAATGTCATATTTGAAGCATATGTAAAATTACGTAACCTTGCCTCGTGTGGAAACATTAACTTTGTTGCTCCGTTATTTTCATGTATCTGTGGTCTATATATACCAAAATTTTGAAAAGTAATTAATATTTCAAGCCGGTACTTATTAGAATCTTTATCATAATCATGTTCTGAACAAATTAACACCGGATTGAACATATCAATCGTATTTGGAATTTGTCGAGTTATAAAATCATTATAAGATTCAATCTGATGTCGGACTAATTGTTGTAAATGTTCTTTTGAAAAATAGGCATTAATTATTGTCCATGGTGCTTCTAAATCTTCAGAACTATCTGCCATAGAACTTTTATCAGTTTTATTCATGATTTTGCCTATATTCATTATTTATTTATACATTTCAATTTATCTTTAAATTAAATATAAAATTTAAAAATGGTTTAAAATAATTAATAACAATAAATTACAATGAGTAAATTAAAAGAAAAGTTAGATTTTAAACCAAATAATGAAATAATAATTAAAAAAGGACTTATTAAAAATAAGAAAAATATGAGAGAAATAATAAATTTAATAAATCAAAATTATTCATTATACAACACAGATCCTTTTATTCATAATATATTAAAAAATATAGATATTCCAAAAAAGTTAATTATTAAAAGAGAAAAAATTATTATTACTAGAGAGATTAATAATTTAAACGATTTAATTCAATTATTAGATGATTTTCCTATTATATCTAATATTGAATATAATATTGATCTCAAAAGAATACACAAAATTAAAAATTTATTAATTGAATTAAATAATATGATTGGACTTTACAATGTTAAAATTAATATATTAGATCAAATACTTTTTTATTTACAAGATCTACATTTAAATAGTGGAATCGATTATATGCATACTGTTTTATATGGTTCGCCAGGAACTGGTAAGACTGAAATTTCTAAAATAATAGGAAAGATATTTACTAATTTAGGTATATTAAAAGGTGGAACTTTCAAAAAAGTTGTTCGTTCAGATTTAATAGCTGGTTATTTAGGTCAAACCGCTATAAAAACTAGAAATGTTATAGAAGAATCATTAGGTGGAGTATTGTTTATTGATGAAGCATATGCACTTGGTAATTCTGAAAAACGCGATAGTTTTGCAAAAGAATGTATAGATACATTATGTGAAGCCTTAAGTGATAATAAAGATAAATTAATGGTAATTATTGCTGGATATGAACAAGAATTAAATGATTGTTTTTTTAGTTACAATCAAGGTTTAAAATCTAGATTTCCTTGGGTATTTAAGACAGATAAATATACTGCAGAGGATTTAAATAAAATTTTTATTAAAAAAGTTAATGACATAAATTGGAAAATCAACATAGATACAGATATAAATATTAAATTTTTTCAAGATAATATAAATTCATTTCCATATTATGGGCGCGATATGGAAATTTTATTATTAAAAACTAAAATAGCACATAGTCGACGAGTATTTTGTCAACCACCAGAAGAAAAAACAATTATAACAAAAATAGATTTAGAAAAAGGATTTGAATTATTTAAAATGCATATTCACGAAAAAGAGAAAGTAGATTCTACAATATTTTCAATGTATAATTAATTTTAGCGTAATCAGGAATTTTTGTGCGTGATTTTTTAAACTTATTTATAATATATTATTTTAAATGTCTCAGTCTCAATCACAAATTAAACCAATTAAAATAAATCCTGAATTATTTACTATTACTTCTCAAAAAGTAAAAAATAAAACGCTTAAAAATTCTAAACCAATAAAACCAAATAAATTAAAAAATGATTTGCTTGCCAAAATTAAAAATTATAAATATAATAAAGAAATTAGTAGAACAAAAAAAAGTAATACAACAGTAGATACAAATATAATTTCTAATGAAACAAAAGAGGTTAATTCATTAAATAATAAAAGTAATGCTAACCTCCAATCTATATCAGATGAAAGAACCGAAAATAAATCTATTGGAATAGATGATGAATTTACTGCTTCACTTAATTTTTTAAAAGAATTATCTTCAAAAAAAAAAAAAAAAAATTATAACAAGGAAATTTTAGTAAATAATACAGATTCTTTAGCGATATCAGAACCAAATATATCATTAAATATTCAACAACCAACAACATCAAATATTCAAGAACCTATATTATCTAATACAATATCAGATACAATACTAGATACAAAATCAGATATACCACAATATGGATGTTTAAAAAATGGAACGATGCCAACATATAGAGAATGGAAAAATAAAACTCTAAAAAAATCAACTGATTCTCCAATAGAAGAAAATATAAATACTTTAGGAAATTTTAACCCGATTTATCCAAAAACAACAACACTAAAATATTATTTAGGAAAAAGAGGAAGAAAAGTTTCTGTATTGATTAAAAATTCAGAAACTCGAAAAAAAATTAGTAAAGAGCATAATTTATTAGGGCAATCAAAACTTTCAGATATGAAAAGTTATTTAAAAAGACATAATTTACTCAAATCTGGAAGCAATGCGCCATCTGATGTTATAAGAAAAATGTATGAACAAGCATTATTAAGTGGAGAAATTAGAAATTCAAATAAAGATAATTTAATTCACAATTATTTAGCAGAATAATTGTTCGTATAATTTTAGTAATTCTATTTTTTAAGATTATTTTATTTATATAATATATAATGTCAGCACACACAGAAGATCCCGAAAAAGAAGAGACCTTCACTTTAATGAAAGGAGGACGTAAACACGGTAAAAGTCATAGAAAAGGACGCAAATCCCGTGTTCACAAATCTCGCAAATCTCGCAAATCTCGCAAAGGTGGACGCAAATTACGCAAATCACGCAAATCACCCAAATCACACAAAGGACGTAAACATCGTAAATCACACTCTCGTAAAATGAAATCTCACAAAAAACGACGCAGTCCCAAATCACACAAGGGCGGGAGCCGCAAATATCGTAAATCTGTGCACAAAAAATCTCGTAAACACAAAAAATCGCGCAAACACAAAAAATCGCGCAAACATTAAGTTTTTTCTAATATTTTAAAAAAGTAATTTATTTTATTTAATTTAATACATTAAAATGTATTAAATTAATATTTTTTTTTAAAGTAGAAAAAAACTTCACCATTATCTTCTATCAGACAAATAGTATAAAATTAAAACTAACCACTTTTTTTAAATTTCTTAATACATTTACTATCTATCTTTAATGTTTTTCCTTTTTTTTCCTGTGGGACAATATTTATTATGCATCTTGCTTTCTTACCATATAATGGTTCAGTGCACCCTTTTTCTTTTTTCTTTTTAGTTTTTTTAAATTTAAATAATTTATTTTGGTTTTGTAACTTTTTTTTATCATTTATACATCTAGAGCGAAAATGTTCATATCTCTCTCTTACATCACAATATGTCAAATTTGATTTTTTATTTAACATTTTATTTACAATTTCATGCAATCTATATATATATTTAGAAAAACTCTCTCTATCTTTTAAATGACACGATTTTAGTGGATGAACTTTGAAATTATTTTTTAAATTAATTCTACAATATTTACACGGTAATGTGTATTGTAAATTTAATATAAATTGTTTATAGTATTTTTTATTTTCAAGTGTTGGTTTGACTGGGTAATTAAAACTTATGGTATGTAAATAATGCCACATGTTTGGACCCCAAATAGATGTCATCATTCCATCACCACTTGAATAATGTTTTTTACTAAAAACTTTCTTTTTTTTTGATTTTGTTTCACTATTTTTTATTGTTTTATTCATAACTATATTATATTTAGATAAAAGTTAAAGAAAAAGAATCTATTCATATTTTATACCCATTATTTCCTTATAATAATCAGTATCTGTTAAAAAATCATTAATATTGATTTCCACTAATTCACCGTTATATTTTCTAAAAAGCATTTACTATTAATATTAACATAGTTATACGTTTATATTATTATAGAATTTCATTTATGATATTATATATGCCAGATAAATCATCATCTTTTTTTGATTTCTTATATAAAGAGGGAAATACACTATTTGATATATTACGAGACAAAAAACTAGTCATAATATTATTTATTATAACCACTATATTTTTAGGACTAGCAATATATTATTATAGAACTATTGTTCAACCAAAATTAAATAAAAAATATGTTGATAATAATGAATTTGTATCTTTAGACCAAACAGATGATTCTGATAATATTATACCAAAAAATGCTACACTATACTTCTTTTACACAAATTGGTGCCCACATTGTAAAAAAGCTCAACCAGAATGGCTAAAATTAAAAGATACAACACAAGGTAGTGTTAAAGGAATAAATATAGTCTTTAAGGAAATAGATTGTGATAAAGATACTAATTTAGCGGATAAATTCAAAGTTAACGGCTATCCTACAATTAAATTAGTTTATGATAATAAAATATATGATTATGATGCTAAACCAGATGAAGATACTCTTATTCAATTTTTGAATTCAGTCCTATAAAAGAAATAACTCTTACACATTATACTTAAAACATTTTATAATAATCTATCAATAAATCATTTACCCAAATTAATATAACTTACACTCAATACTGAACCTATACTTCATAAGATTAAAACCCATCGTCAATCATTTATTCTTAAACCAAAAGCAAGTAATGTTACTTATTCATAAATTCTTCACCATATTTCATTCCAATATTTATCATATTTGTTCTTGTAGTTTCAGACACAACGGCTTCTTTCCAATCATAAAAATAATTACTATCTAATTTACACTCTACTATATTTTTAATTTCACGCTGATAATTTTCAGTTGAAACTAATTTTCGTAATCCATCCATCAAACTATATATATAATTAATTAAAGTAGAATTATTTATTATATTAGGAATTTTATGTTTAGACGAAACCTTAAATGCTAATATTTCATCGGAATTATTATTTTCATTAATACAATTATTAATAGTATCATTTAATGGAAAATTATTTAATACCCCGCCATCTATATAACAACCACTACCATCATATATTGGTGAAAAAATAATTGGAAATGCTGAGGACATCGCAACAGCTTTATATAACTCTAAATCTGGGTGGGTTTTATATGAAAGATCTACTTTTGTAGGTAATGATTCATTTATATTAACAGTATACATATGAATTTCGATATTATTATATTCATAAAATTCTTTCAAGGTTATTGATTCAGATAATTCTTTAGCTGTTAATAAAGGATTTAAAACGTCCTTTATTAAATCAATATCAAACATTCCTTTTTTTGACAATATATTTAACACATTCATTGGCTTTAATGAAATTACTTTATCCCATGGTCGTTTAATTAAATAATCATCTAATGATTCCCAATCATATTTTAGACTAATAAATACACTTATTAAAGCTCCTATTGATGTTGCATATATAATTTTAATATCATTTATATTCCAAAAATTTTCTTTACATAAATATTTCATAGCACCATATATAGAATAACCACCACCACCACCACCACCAATAACTAAATATTTAATAGTCATAATAATTATTATATTATTAATGTAATTTTTTAATAACTTTTTTCTAGTATATTTATTAATGAATACTATTTTTACTGTTGATGATCCAGAAAATTATAACGAGAAAATTAATTTAGATGAATTGTATGAGAAAAAAAAATTACACGATATGTCAACTATATATAATTATAATACTATTCTAAATCGAATCCATAATAAAATTAAAACAACATCACGATTACAATTAACGGAACAACATTGTTGGTTTATTGTTCCAGAAATGATGATTGGTGTGCCAAAATTTGATGTTGCCGCATGTATCGCTTATGTTATTAATAAATTACAAGATAATGGATTTAAAATAAGATATACTCATCCTAATTTGTTGTTTATTTCATGGTCTCATTGGGTTCCTGATTATGTTAGAAATGAAATTAAAAAAAAAACTGGCGTAGTTATAGACGGATATGGTAATGTATTAAAAAATGATTCTTCAGAAAAGACTGATAATAAATCTGAACAAGACAATCCAGATGTATTATTATTAAAAAGTAGCGTTAAAAATAAAGAAAAAAATAATGATACAAAAGAAATAAATTCATATAAACCAAGTGGTCAATTAATTTATAATAATGACATACTTCATTCGTTTACAAATAATTTAAATAAAAAATAATTTAATGCTTACGGACCGAGCGACGATGATGACGATTCTTTACTTTACGGCAGTATGAACGTCTTCCGCGTTTAACTGTTTTGCAATTATCAACTGCGTTACACGCAAGGGGTTTAAGACCTCTGCATTTTGATTTCTTTACAGATCGTCGGTAAGAACGTCTACGAGTAGCTAAACTTCTTTTTCTAAGAGCCATTATATATATTATTAAGAAAAAATATAAATTGAAAGTATTGCTTCAAAATTATTGCTAAATATTTATAGGTATTATTTTTTTTGTGAATTACGATATTTATTATATTTATTTTTGTTTTTAGATATTCTTTTATTTTTTTTAGTGAAATTACCTCCAGTATTCGCTCCTGCCGGAGCTAAAAGTGTTTTCCCATTTGATAAATTAAAATTTATACCAGAAGATTTATTTTGAACATCTGTCAATGGTTGTATATTTATACGAGTAGTTTTTAATATATTTCCTGATATATCGGGTATCACTCTTTGAGATAAATATTCTTTATCTGAATTGTTAAGAGAGACTTGTGTAGATGTATTTATTTGTGAATCATTAGTATCAGAGGAATCTGAAAATTGATTTGAATCTGAAAATTGATTTGAATCTGAAAATTGATTTGAATCAGATAATACATTTGAATCGGAATCAGTATTAGGAGATGTTGCTGCATCTACTTTGGTATTGTGTTTTTTTGATTCTATTTCTTTAGATAGATTATTTATTTGAGAATCAGTTGTAATTAATAACTGATTTTTAACAATTTTTTCATAAATTTCTAGACCATCAACAAAACTTTTTTCACAATAAATATATAAATCTATTATAATTTTTCTAGTATCAGCCATTATTTTTTTCAAACGCTCATTAGTTAAATTAGGATTAATTATTAATTCGTTTTCAATTTCAGGATTAACATAACCATAAACAAATAATTCTTGTTTTAAAATATCTAGCAATTTATCATGATATACTTTAATTGTAGAAACTAATTTTTTAATATTATCTGCATATTTCTTAAAAAGAAATTCAGATACAGAGCCAGTAACTGGTTTATTATATAAATCACTTACACACCCCTGACTATTATAAAAATTTTTTAATTTAATATCACTAAATTTGGTAATTAATGGGGCCCCAGTAATTTCATCTTTTGGAATTTCATCATTTCCACTAAATACTTTATATAAGGTTTCAACATCCGTCTGATATATTTTAGACATTTCATTTGTCATTCCATTAAATTTACCTGTATCATAATCATACTTATCATAGTAAAGATTTTTAAGCTCAGGTATTCCTGGTTCTTGTTCTAAATTTTCATTATTCATTGAACAAAATTTTGGATTTATTGTCATTTCTGATTTTTTATTTGATCCTTGGCTACCCTTAAGAATATTTAATCGATTGCTACATAAATTATTCCTTTTAATTCTTGCATCTACCTCTTTAGGAATTTCTGCTTTATTCACTAATGTTGTTTCTATTTTATTACCACTCAAATCTTTATAACTATAAATTGGATTAAGAGTTGTAGCAATAGCAGCAAATAAATTCGCTATTTCTATATAATGTTTTGCAAGACCTATACACATTCTTTTTTTTATTGTTTTATTTTTAACATCAAATCTATCAGCTGGTTTTTTAAATGCAATTATTTTTTCATTTTTATAAACTTCTGATGGCACTCCAGTTTTTTGAGCTAGATATTTAATATCTGAACTGTGTAAATATTTATTAAATATTTCAGATGTTAAAATTACTAAATTATCACAGTATTTTGGATCAGCCAAATTTAGCATATCTTTAAAATTTTGTTGTAGAATTAATTTTGAGGCTGTATAATTTACAGCATGTTCCAATGAATATTTAAATTTACTATTTTCTTGTGAGATACCATTTCCCATATTTATTATATATATTAATATAGATAAATCATATATTAATATAATTTTAATTTTATTTTATTTAATTATTAATACATAAAATTGAATAAAATCTTTTATGCATATATATAATTATATATGAATGATTCGACCAAAACAAAAAAAATTAAACGTTCGGTGCTTAATAAGGATATATGGAATATGTTTGATAGTGAAATAAAAAATTCTAACTCTGATGAAAATTCTATAGAATGTATATATCGGCAATCTGGAGAAAGAGAATTGTGTGATTGTTGTAAATCTATACTTATTATTACTGATGAAGGATTTATGGCCTGTACTAATTCGACATGTGGAATTATTTATAAAGATATCCTTGACCAAGGTTGTGAATGGAGATATTATGGAGCTGATGATAACAACAGTAGTGATCCTACTCGTTGTGGAATGCCTATAAATCCTTTACTAAAGGAATCTTCATATGGATGCAAAGTTATATGTCCATTGAAATCATCATACGAAATGAGAAAAATTAGACGTTATACCGATTGGCAATCTATGCCTTATAAAGAAAAATCCCGTTATGATGAATTTCAAAGAATTACCATTTTGGCTCAAAATGCAGGAATACCTAAAATGATTATCGATGATGCTGTTATATATCATAAAAAAATTTCTGAAGCAAAAACATTTAGAGGATGTAATAGAGATGGTATTATTGCAGCAACAATATATGTTTCTTGTAGAATTAATAATTATCCAAGAACAGCAAAAGAAATTGCAACAATGTTTATTTTAGATAATACTAGTGCAACCAAAGGATGTAAAAATGCAATTTCAATAATTAATGATATTGAAACTTCTATGAATAATGCAGATAAAACGTCATTTTGCACAACAACACCATTATCATTTATAGAACGTTTTTGCAGTAGATTAGGAATTAATACAGAATTAACTATGGTTTGTAAATTTATCGCAACAAAAATACAAAAGAATGATTTAATTCCTGAAAATACACCACATTCAATTGCCGCGGGAATTGTTTATTATGTTGCACAATTATGTAATTTAAATGTCTGTAAAAAAAATGTAAATATTGTTAGTGAAATTAGTGAAGTAACTATTAATAAATGTTATAAAAAATTAGAACAATTAAATATTGAATTAATACCAACAAAAATTCTTGCAAAATATTCTTAAATAAAATATTTAATATTTTAATATTTTATTATTTTAATGAGTATTCCTACAAAAATTTTCATTGTTCCATACAGAAATAGAGAAGCACAAAAAAATCATTTTGATATATATATGAAATATATATTAGAGGATTTACCAAAAGAAGATTACAAAATTTTTTTTGTTCATCAGTGTGATAATAAACCATTTAATAGAGGTGCTATTAAAAATATTGGATTTTTAGCCATGAAAAAGATGTATCCTTCACACTATCAAAATATTACATTTATATTTAATGATATAGATACAATTCCATATAAAAAAAATCTATTAAATTATGATACTACTGTTGGTTCTGTTAAACATTTTTACGGATTTAAATTCGCATTAGGTGGTATTTTCTCAATAAAAGGGCTAGATTTTGAAAAAACTGGCGGATTTCCAAATTATTGGGGATGGGGACTAGAAGATAATTTAATGCAAAAAAGAGTATTAGATGCAAATATACAAATAAATAGAAGTCAATTTTTTAACATTTGTGATCATAATATAATTCATATTAATGATAGCTTAACAAAACTTTCATCCAAAGAAGATATTTGGAGATATAAATCGGATTCAGATAATTATAATGATATAAAAAATTTAAATTATATAATTGAAAATGAATTTATACATGTAAATAATTTTAATACAAATATAGATCCCAATGATAATCATTTTTATAAGCAAAAATCATCAAAAATGATACCAGATAAAAAATTTAATCCAAAATATGGTTATAAACGGTGGACAATGTATTAATATATCATTTTTTTTATATTATACAAAAGTAATTAAAACAAATATAATAAAAAATATATTTATATAATATATGTTTTATTCATTACCAAGTGATTTAATATTAAAGATTGTATATAATTGTAGACATATATACGATGTTATTAATTTATCTCAAATAGATAAAACAACCTATAATATCTTTGATGATATTTTTTATATGTATTGGGCAAGAAATTTATATAGTAATGAGTTTTGGAATAAAGCTAAAAAACGAAACCCCATTACATATAAACCATATATTAACATGAAAATAGAATTATTGAGAATTCAAATATTCCAAGATAATCTAAAAAAAAATGGATTTGAAAAATGGAACAATGATGATTTTTATAAATACTGGGATGCTTTGGAAAATTATGCCCTAAGTAGGGGGGCACCCCCTAACCCCCGCAGATTTACTAATGAAGAGATTTATAGGGTTTTAAATACGATATAAGTAAGCGGGCAAATCCCCTTAAATCCCCAATAAGGCTTTTGTTGGATTATTTAAACAACATTAATTACACCAGACATACCATTGCCATTACTATTACCATGATATTGGCAATAATATTCATATCTTCCTGAAACAGTAAATGGTGGTGTAGTATACGTAGCTGTTCCACCATATAAATTAGCAGTTACTGTAGCAGGAACAGAATTAAATACTACCGGGTGCGTTCCGCTTTGTTTTTGAAATGTAATACTATCACCCACATAAATGGATATGGAATTTGGATTAAAAACGTTTCCATTGTCTTCCGCAGTAATAATGTGTGTTTATGGTAGCACAACATTTCCAGTTATTTTCTCCGTTATATCTTCTAATTTGTCATCAAACACTCTTAGAAC